TTGTCAGCGACTTCCATGAGCTGTCTACCGCGCTTATTAAGTATAATTTGCACTTTAGAGGCTTGTTCTACGGCTGAAGTGTTGTCAATCCAGTGTTGACCATCATTATCTAGGTTTAACGGTATAAATGGCTTGGTAGGTAAGTCTAGGAAGTTTTTTTCGTTCTTGCTATATATGTAATGAGGGTTTCTAGATTTTTCTAATACAAGATTTTGGAAATAATATACTAAAGCCTGATGCGGTTCGTAACTTTTGTCATAATAGGTCAACCAAACTTCTCTTACTACAAGAATCTGCTCTAGCTGCTTTGAAGTGCCTTTTACTATGCCGCATTCGTCAAATATTTGGTTTTTCTTTGAAGGCCAGCGATTAATTACTTCATTAACACTCATTTTAACGTTTCGACAAATAAAATCTGGGTCTTCACCCATTCTGGCGTTTTTATCTATAATAACTTCTTCTGGATTAAGAGCTATAGGTATAATTTCACCGTTTTTGCCATAATTAGGGTCAAACTGGAAATAAATAACGCCCAGTCTTTTATTGAGAGCGTTTTTTACTGAAGTTTCTAATAATGATTGTATTTGTATTTTATTACTATGAGCCATTAATACTTTTTCTAAATCAGCCGCAAATAATTTAGATTGTTGATTGTCTTGTGCAGGAGATACTTCTGGTTGAGGGTTTTGAGCTGTGAGATATGCCACAATAGATTGTTCTGCAATATATATTTGGTTTTCTACGTATGGTGTCTGAAACCTGTAAAGACTTCTAACATCGTTTTGCTTACCAAGATAAAAACGCATAGCTTCGTTACGAGACTGGCGTAAGTTATAACCATCGGGTGAGTCCCAGTATCCAATACTGTCATCAATACGGTTATCAAGATTTTTAATAATTTGATTGTCAGGAATTTCAATAGACAAAGCAGGTAGCTGGTCTATTTGACCAGTAGGTACGTCAGCAAGCCTATCGACTTTAGTGTCGTTTAGTGGTGGAGATGTTTGTTCATAATCCCAGTTGTTGGACATAAGTTTATTCTATCCTTATTAAACTTTAGGTGCTTTTACTCTTGCAAATTTCTGATGTTCTTTACCAACATCAGTACGGACTTTGCGATTAGATTTTCTAACTTGCAAAGCCTTAAAAGCTGTTTTGTCCATTAATTGTTTTACTGTTGCCATTGTATTTTCCTCAACAAAAAAGCCCTTTATTAACAGGGCTCGTATTAATTTGCCTACTCTTAGTATACATCATTGAAATAAAATTTTGTAATTATTTTTGCAAGAGTGGCAACGCAACTCAATCCAGTGTTGACTAGGCGAATGTGTTTCCCAGCCAAGGCCGATATCATTACTAACTGTAATGGTTTCGTTATTTGCTTTGAATAAAATTCTGCCACAACCGCATCGCATTAGTTGTGGACGTTGTTCTGGCTTCCCGTATATCTTAGCGTGGAATATCATTAAGAAATTCATAACCATTCCCCCTTTGCTCTTTGCTCTCTTTCTATTCGCTTAACTACATCAGCAATATCTATGTGAAAAGCGTCAGCCGTACCATCTTCGTTTACAACAAATGATTTGCGTTTACTGCTAACGGTTGGCTCTACTCGTACTATACCAGCTCCACGTTTATTAGCATAGGTGTAATTTTCTAAAGCATATCTAAGCGCATCTAATAAGTGATTATTCATATCTTCTGGTTTGTTAAGTATCTTGCCGTCTCTATCAGTCTGCCATAAATAGTTTCTATACTCTTTAATTAAATTGGTACTACGTTGGGTCATAGAAATACGCTGGTCTTGTATATACTGAATACCCTGTGTAACCGACCCAGCACCTTTCTGAGCAGGAATAATAGGCACACCATAAGATGCTATCTCATCAATACTCTTAGGCTCTGCGCTATCAGCAAACACCAATGTCTCAGCATCAGCCGAGTTATTTATAAAATCAGCCAAATCCTTATTAGACAATCCTTTTCGGTATAATCTCTCGTCCAATATAAAACCACCATTATACTTATACACATCAACTAAAGCAGTAGGGTCATTAGAATAACCAAAATCTAAACCTCTGCGTTCTAGCCTAGCTTCGTGCGGCAAAGAATCAATTATAATCCAACCTCTATATACACGACCCTCAACCTCACCAAGCTGGCCCATACCATACACTTGCCACCAGTTCTTGTTGTGTTTGTGTGATTCAATGTCAGCAACAATAGAAGCATCTAAACCTTCATTATCTTTATACGTTAGCGTAATGAAATCTATATCAGTATAATTTGGCATGATTTCTGTGTACCACCAAAATTCATTAGTAGGGTTCCAGTCAAGCCAGATAGTCTGTTTAGTACGAATTCTTAATTGGTCAAACTGTTCATAGCCTATATTGTTAGCTTCGTTCATAAACAACACATCACGCCTAGGTCCCCTAACCTTACCTGGCTGGTCAGCACTAAAAAACTCTATACGACTATTATTAGGAAATGTATATGTAGCTTCACTTCTATTCCACTTATTATCATCATAATAATTAGTAGCTTCCATAATAGATAAAAAGTCTCTCATAGCGCCCCTACGTAGGTGAGGATAACTTTCTGACACTACACTAATCAATATTCCTTTATTTGTTTGAGCTTGGTCTATCAAGATTTGTAATATAGAAATAGTCTTCCCAGCAGATGTTCCCCCTGCAACTCCCCTAATTCTTTTCTTTAACTTTAGCAGTTTGTCTGTAGCTGTAGTAGGTACATATGACATTATCTTATTCTTCCTTATTTAACTTTAGCACTTTAATTGTTTCTGAGTTAGTTTGGTGGCTACCTAGTTTCAGTCTACCATACGGCGGACACTCCGAATATGCCCAAAAAGGGCTAACAGGGGTAGCGTCGCAAAATACATATTGTGCGACATAGCCAACAGGGGTGGGCTTAGGGCTTGACAACATAGGGGCTATAAGTGGTATATAACCCCGTCTTTTTTGGCACCATAACAGGGGTCAATACAAAAACATATTATAACATAACTAACAGGGGTGGAGCATATTGTGGGCTATTTTAAGCCTGTATGGCGGGCGCTTATTCTGGTGATGATGTACTAGCCATTATAACCTCATTGCCCGCCTGTATAGCCTGTACATTGCTAGCACCGCCTAAGATTGGGGTAACAGTTATGTTGTTGTCAATCACCGCCTTATCAGTGTAGTTATACTTGTTTTTCAGTATAAACACCACTAGCCCTGCGTGTAGCTTATTATGCAAAGCACCGGTGACTAGGCGTTGTTCTAGTGTGCTATCTATAATCTTACAATAATTCACCAGTTTTGGATTATGTTTATACTTAGTCTTAAACAGATGATACAATTCAGGATATATGTTTACCTTAGTAAACAACTCATTTATAAAAACTATACTCTCATCATCATTCAGTATATTGTGCATTATCTCAATTTTAGCAAGTGCTAGCTGTTCGGTGTATTTTATCAATGGCATAATATAATTACTTATACATTTTATATCTGTTTTATGCAAGTTATCCACAGGATTATTCATATTATTATAAAAAAAGGTATTGACAAGTGCATATGTATCGTAGTAGTATGGTAGTAGGCAAGCGAAAAGCCTAGCACCTTAACAATTCAATCACTCGTTTGGTAGTCTTAGCAGAATAGGAACTACAATGACTAAAAAAGACTACAAATTAATAGCAAGCGCCTTAATTGAGTGCGGTACATGGTACAGTGACGGTACAACCGACCCCACTTACTTACATATCGTACATGCAATAAGTAGCAAGCTACGTAACGACAACCCGAACTTTAAGCCACTGGCATTTTACAATGATTGTGGGCTAAAAAGAGATAGCAAGCGCCACGCTTGGGTACTAAACGACTAGATGGATTAAACATTAACTAGATTAAACATTAACAATGTCTGGGGCTACCATATGAGTGATTGAATAACAATTAATTAATTAAGCTATAAGGGGGTAACATTATGGCAAGTAAAAAAATATCAATTAAGCAAGTTAGTACAGCAAGCGATAGCTTAATACTTACTAACGATATAACAGGTAAAACAACAGTTATATTTTACTAAGGGGGCAACGATGAAAAACAAAAACAACAAAAAACTATTTACAATTTGGCGTTATGATACGCCGACACAATATAAGTTTATAACTCTATAGGGGGCAATTAATATGAAAACAACACAAGCTGAAAAAGTAAAACAGTATAATAAGTTATACCCTGATTACAATATAACGGGCATAAAAAAAGTGAATAAAGACCATCTAAACAGTCTGGATATCAATGGGGCAAAAAGTCTCGATGATTTATATAATAGCTATAGCAACGCAAAGTATATAAGCTATAAAGAAATAATTGATACTTATAAGCCTGAAAAAATTATCGGGCTAGAAGGCAACAGTATGGCTTATAGCATTACGCTTATAGCCGAAAATGGCGATATTCTATGGATTACACGTTGTAATAATTATCTGGTTGAAAAAGTATAAAACATATGAAAAATAATACTGAACTTGCGGGCTTATGGCTTGCGATAGGATTTTTGATAGGTTGTTTTATAGCGGGTCAATTAATAAGTAAAGGGGGCATATAGTGGGTAAAACGATTAGTGATGTAATGGCTTTTGAATATATGAAGCCTAGCGCGCCAAGTAAAAAAACAATAAAAAAGGGGATAAACAAAATGAACGAAAACAACATAAACAATATACCTAGTACATCGATAGTTTGGTATCTAGTCAAAAAACATAAGTTTGGTTTACTAGCAACATTTACTGTTATATATGTTACGATGTCGCTTTTCGGTACGCTTATTGTCGGACTATTACAGGGCATATTCTATTAATTAATAAAGTTAGGGGCATAATATGAATAAAACACTACGCAACAAGGCGCTAAAAAATGCTAGTAGATTAATTACAGCCGATATGAACGGCGAAGACTGGTGTGCACCAGACGGCTATTTTGCGACGGCATATCCTATTTATGATGGGTATAAAGTTAAAAAAGACCAAACACTTTTAGAAGGTAAGCCGTTATTGCATAAGATTTTACCGACTTGCGCCTATAGTTTAGCAGAATATGAAAAAACTATAATTGACGGTTATACCGATTTTTCGGGCACTGGTACTGATATAAGCTATAGAGTTGATAATGATTATTATCATTTTTTGAAGCATTTATACCCCGAAGCATTGCCATTTATAGCAAATGACGGTAATAAATATGCACCGATTGAATTAATAAATGACGGCGCGCTTGTGGCGGTTATAATGCCAGTAAAACAATAAAGTAAAGGGGTAAAGATGACAGTTACAACGGACAGGATAGGCATAGTTATAAGTGATATTGTAAACAACCAATTAATCACCAGAAGGTATTGCAATTATACGCGTAGCGAAGCCGTCAGTGAGTTTAAGATATACTTAAAACAATTAATAAAGTTAGGGGCATAAAGATGAACCAAAAAGATAATATACAGTTTTATAAGCTACTTGAAAAGCTAGCTAGTGATGATGATATGGCTAATATGGACGTGATAAATAAAGCTAATGAATTATTAGAATTAATAAACGAACTATAAAGGGGTAAAAATGAACTATAAAATAATAGATATAAATGAAATAAATATGGGTTTAGTAAATGCCTATTGCAATTTTTTAGACGGCTACGATTATAAAACCTGTTTAGCGGAACAGTTTAACGATATGGAGTGGCGCGAAATGCTGAAGTATTTAGATAAACTAAACATTAAAACAACAAAAGAACTGTTAGTATATAGCGCAAAATTAAACGGTGATATACCAGCAATACAGGCGGGGGAATAAGATGAACTTATTTTTAATAGTATATGAACGGGACGATAGTTGCGACTGGCTATTTGTAACATCAGATAAAGATTATATGCAGTATGATGATGAGATTAGGCAACATATTGCTGAACATTACAGCATAGATGTAACAGATTTAGATAAATATATAGACAATTATTGGGTTAATAAAGTCAGTGGTGCAGACGGCTATAAAGTTAAGTTAGTAAAGGAGTAAATATGCAATATAAAGGTTATGAAATAGTAGCAGAAGCAATCACAGGGCGAGCAGAATATAAACTAGATAAATATGGTGAACTAACAGAGTTTATAAGTTATATAGATTGTGAGCCTGAAGCTATATGCTATGGTGTATGTCAAAACGGTGAAATGATTGATTGGGCGGATACCATAGACGAAGTAAAACAATATATAGACAAACTGGAGGGGTAAAGATGACGCAACCATTTGACACCATAGCGACGCTACACGATAGCAAGCTATATATCTTAGATAATGAAACTTACGATGTAAAGATATGCACCCCAGATAAAGATGGCGTGTACAACTTAGATGACGCCGAGAGTGTACCGCAACAGGCGCTATACGATATGAGTGCCAACGAATATGAATTGTATTGTGAACTACAAAATAAATTAATTAAAGTATACGAACAGGAGTAAAGATGCCGTACAATTCTAAAATACACGCGCCAGTATTAATCAGTAAAGCCCACAGAGATATGTTAAAGTTGCTAGCTAAGAAGCAAAAAAGGTCTATGAAGGACACACTGGAACTATTAATTGAAACTAATGTATAGATAAAGTTACACCTAAGAATTGACAAAATTAAGCACACTTGCTAAAGTTACACCTAAGTTATTTGTGTTCGCTAATACAAATAGCCCTGACAAATAAGAAAAGCCCCTTAACGTGGGGCTAGGCGTTGTGTTCGCTAAGCTCGATATTACGCTATAAATACTTATAAGTCAACAAATACTTTTACAATAAAACTGCAAGAAAATGTAGTATACAGACCTAAACCCAAGCTCTGATTGTGAAGCAATTCACCATAACCCCCGTCAACTTGGTCTCTGGCTTGTATATTACGCAACGAGTTCGCAGGTCTCAGTAAAGTTAGGTGGCAGTTGTACTTACCAGAGTATAAGGGGGGTTCTATTGCTAAAACACATAAAGTTAAAGTTATACACATGTGGATAAAGTTCATAGATAAAGTTGTTGACTATAACGATATGTTGTAGTAGCATAGATAGTATTAGTTGGGGAACTGACTAAGCACATTAAGAGAGACTTTTCCAATTAGCCAAGCGAACCTACCGTTATATAAAGACATTGTGTTCTTGGTACAAGTAGTTTGGCTATTGGTGGAGTTCATTATTATTAAAGTAAGGGGGAATTAATGAGCAAAACAATAAAGATACCAGTTAAATACGTAGAAACAGACCACGTATTTGACATATCTAAAGCATGGTATAGGGACGCCATAGAGATTACATATCTTTATGACAGAATAAACTTGCCAGATGATTTAACAGACGAATTACCTTTTTAGGAACTAAATGATATATCTAATATTAACAATAGCCATAGCAGAAGCCTTCATAATAGGCTGGCTAACACACATAGCACGTGATTTAAGCGTTTTGAAGGGCAAAGTAGAGCAACCGTTTCTATTTGAAGACAAAAACGGCTTATACAGGCTAATAATGGCTATAAAGAATAAAGACAATAAGGGGAGAAAATGAGTAAGTTAGTAGAGAGCGACATAATAGAAAATATAAATACCAGTGTTGATGAGCTAATTAGGTTACAGGAAACACAGGTCAGCATAGTCAACAGGTTATTAAAAAATTGCTATGATTACACAAAGTTTGTAGAGCAATTAGCTGAAGACCTTAATGTACATACGGACAGTAAGTAATGGTGGTATTTTTGTTAATAATAATAATCAGTTTAATGCTGGTGATGATTAGCGAACCATAAATATCAACGCTGGTGCTAGCTTGAGTTGGTCTCTCCTACTCAATGCGTAACATGTTAAATGGCTTTTACCCGTAAAGATTAAGCAACAGCCAGCTAACTTTTCTAAAGGAGATAACAATGAATTTTATAGATGATGAAACATTAGCAAGAGTTAAAAAGCAATTAGAAAAAATAGAATTTTACAGTAGTAAAGAATATAAGGATAAAGTAAAGTTTGAGCAAGAGACAAACAATTCAGAATATTGGAGAGAGTATAACAATGCTGGAGACAGAACTCCTATGGACTATTCAGACCTAAGCGAATGGGAAAAAGATGATACTGAGTAGAACCACACCAACACAATATTTTGATATATGGGCACCAAGGTGGCACGATGTGTGGGTCGGTGGCAAGAGACAGAAAAG